ATTAATGCTTATAAAAATATCAAATTCCTCAGAAAGAGACATGGTTTGCTTTACTGCCATTCGAAATACAAAATCACTTATTTCCTGGATTAAACCATGCTTCTCTGCAATAGGGATAAAAATATCAGGAGGAATGCTACCAATATCATGATCATCCCATCTAATTAGTGCTTCCACACCAATAATTTTTCCGGTTTTTATTTTATAAATAGGTTGATACACAAGATATAATGATTCGCTTCTTATCGCATTTTTTAATCTTGAAACTAATGATTGCTTACGTGCAACTCTTTGATTATAAAAACCGCCCAGAAGAACACCGGTTACAATAGATGTAAAGGAAATCAACAACATCGTTAGCCAACTATCGAAACTCATCCACGGAAATTTAACTCCCCCCATGACACAGACATTATTACTTTTATTACAGCTTTGCGTGGTAATAAGTCCTAGTTGGTAGGATTTATCATGCTGAGCCTCTTCAAGAAGATCGACCTGCTCACCAAGTTTGAACAAATGAAGCGAATGATCTCTGTCACCTACAATTGCAGAAAACCCCTTCTCTTCATGGTCTGTAACAAATCTATTAAATGCAAATGGTGAAATCGTTATGGCTAATTTTTGATTGCTTAGCAAATCAGCTTTTACATTATTTTCCAGTAACACACCAAAAAACCAAGTTACATTGTCCTTTTCAACTTTTCTATCATAGATATTGAGAAGCAATGGTGCTGGCAACACTCCCCATAAAGCACTACATATGACTGCACCATTTGAAATAAATGATATATCTTTTATAAGAGCATAGGGCCATAAGGCCACTCTTAGAGCATGAAGTTGTAGTTCACTACAAGGACTATAAGCATTAAATATTTCATAACTATCATTTATTTTATCAATCTGTTGAATGAGACTAACGCTTCTATTCAAAACTCGTTCTGTATATGATGCAATCCTCTCCTTGTATATATAATACATTGAAATCTCAGACAATGAGAAAAAAATAAAAAATGAAAACGTGATTGATATCACATAAGGCTTAATTCGTTTTAAATTGTGGTTATTCTTCACACCGACCTCTTTATATGCCTGACCCTATGTAACAACATACATTCTACTATCTGTCGTGAATCAAATAGATACAGTTAAAACAGATTATCGGCTAAAACAAATATTTCTTTATGTTTTTTATTAGAAAAGAACGTTATAAAATAACGCAAAACCACATCCAAGTTAGATTTATGTTTGCATTTTAGCCAAATAAGTGGCACTTCATCTTGTATTCATAGGTCTAATGTAAAGGATGTAATTCTAAGGGAAAAAAGTGTGAAACCGCGCCTTTTCCCGATACTGGTACTTGGGTAAAACCGATGATGACGCTGCCGGCGATCGACACTGACGCCAGCAAGCATGAGAAGGAACAGATAAGCCGTACTGTTCAGGAAATGTTTGAAGAGGCTGATATGTGGCTGGTTTCAGATTAAACACCTTGAACCGTTATATTGCTTAAGTACAATCCGCCGTGACTGGCAATCGTTCAATACTCGCACTAACGAACGTTCGCCAGTCCGCCGCCGCCCGTTCTTGCATACGACGACGCGGTGGCGTCTTCTCAACATCTCGCAGGGAATTTTTTGTACAGCGTCGACACCCCTATATCATAAATTATAGCCACACGTTTTCTTGACTCACCTGCAGCAATCAACCTTCCAGCCTGAGCCCACTCTTCCGTAGTTAACTTTGGTCGTCTGCCACCAATCCGCCCATCTTCGCGCGCAGCAGCTAAGCCAGCCCGTGTTCGCTCAACAATAAGCTCTCTCTCCATCTCGGCAAGCGCCCCCATGACATGAAAAAAAAAGCGCCCCATTGGTGTGGATGTATCTATGCTGTCGGTCAGGCTGCGGAAGTTTATCCCTCGCTCCCTCATTTCTTCGACCAGCACGACAAGATGCCGCATACTACGACCGAGACGATCCAGCTTCCAGACCACCAGCGTGTCACCTTCTGATAATGTTCTGAGCACCTTTTTTAAGCCTGGTCGGTCAGACGTTTTTCCACTTATCTTGTCTTCGTATATCAGCTCACATCCTGCACACTCGAGCGCGTTTCTCTGCAATGCTGTGTTCTGGTCATTTGTTGACACCCGTACATAGCCTATCAGCATGATCAATCCCTTCGCTAAAAGCCGGGATCATGCCATTTGCACCTGAAATATTCATTTTCGTAAACGTTGGTTTAGTAGAAACCATAAGTCGCGCCGCCGGGGCACTGCAAAAAGACCAGAACGGCGCGGATGTGCCACAACCGGATTGGTTTGTACGTAATATCGGAGCTGCGAGGGCTTTCAGCGGAACTGTAAGCATCGGCGGGGGTGGGAATGAAGCACAGAAGAAATTTGCCACAGATACAATGAAACTTGTCATTGATGACGAGGGAATTATACGCTCTTTTTCCCGTGACATAACGACGCTCTGGCCTGTAGAAAAAAGTGTTGCAGAGGTGGCGTACACCACGTTATTCGATGACGTTTGGATCGATGGCGGCTGGCAGTATCGGGACGGGAAAGTATCTCCTCGTGTTTATACGCTGGCTGAGTTAGTTGAGCAGGCCGAAAGAAAAAAAACCAGCCTGCTGGCAGAGGCTATGACGGCAATAGCTCCGCTTGAACGGGCGGTAAAACTGGGTATTGCTACCAGTGAAGAAACTGGCTTGCTTGAAACCTGGGAACGCTACAGCGTCATGGTGAATCGGGTAGATACCTCAAAACCCGAATGGCCTACGCCTCCTGGGAGCTAAAACGTTGGCTTAGTAGAAACCATAAATCGCGCCGCCGGGGCACTGCAAAAATCAGGCGATCACATGACTGGTGGTATGACATTTGATAATGACTCTATCCTTGCCTGGGTTAGAAACACTGATTTTGCGAAGATCGGGTTCAAAAATGAATCGGATTCAGACGCTGATTCTTATATGTGGTTTGAAACAGGTGATAATGGGGACGAGTATTTCAAATGGCGTACTGTTGCAGGTAATACAACCAAAGACCTTATGACGCTTAAATTTGGTCTTTTGAATGTTCTCGTTGGCGCTGTTATTAATGGGAGCCTGGGAATTGGAACAACGAACGCCCTCGGCGGTAACTCAATTGCTTTGGGCGACAACGACACCGGTTTTAAACAGAATGGTGACGGCGTTCTTGATGTTTATTCCAATAAACGCGACCGCCGCATGGCAGAAGCTACAGCGCGTATTGACTGGCTGGACGCAGCACAAAAAGACGGAGATATCACAGGTGAGGAAGAAGCCGAACTGGCGGCGCTACGGGCTTATCGTACCGCGCTACGCCGCCTTGACTTAACTACAGCACCAGATGTTAAGTGGCCTGAATATTCGGTGGCGTAGGCCATTCAGGTTTTGACGTGTCTACTCGATTAAGCAAAACACGGTATTTCTTCCACGCCAGCAGAAGAACGGTTTCATTTTCCGTAGCCATATCTAAGTCCACGGCATCTTGTAAGGGGGCTATAGCGGATGTTGCATGTGACAAACGCGACAACTTTTCGCCTTCAGCCTTAGCTGTTTGCTCTTCCTGAGAGTACAGGCGAGGAATGATTTCACCATCAATAAATTGCCACGTATTGTCATCAGTAAGTGTTTCGGGAATCATGCTGAGACTCATCTCAACAACCGAACAACCGTAAGGTACTAATGTTGAGACATCGGTTGAATAACCAACAATAACATTGCTGTTGTCATAAACAATTTTCATTGTACCTGGCTCGAACCGTGTCTGTGCGTCGTACCAATCTACTCCGTCCTGAGAACGCAGAAATAAAGCTGAGAACTCAGTATTCAACTCTGCGTTTTCTTTCGACACAGGTGTATATTCAGTAAAATTCTTTAAATGAATCATTTTCCCACTCCTTACATGCGCCCAATGGTCACCCACGACCCGCGGACTTTCTTCTGTAACCATGTGTATTTCAGTATTTCGTTGTTATCCCAGTTCCCGTTAACGATAGCACCAACCACCACACCACCTGCGGGGGCCTGGGTGTTGGCATCAGACCCTACACTCAGATTCATAATCCCTGACTGACGGATATCCTCGACAAAGTTTTGTAATACCCATTGTTGCGTGGCGTAAGCCGACAAATCTGTGGCTGGCGGTGGGTTTGCCGTGTTGTAGTCGATAACCCACGGCGTACGTTCGGACATGTCTCCATTCCACGTCTGGCGGCTGGCACTCACGTTCAGCCGTGGTGAATACCGCAGGCTCAATATGGCCCAGACCAAACTGCTGCCCGTCAATCCACTGGGTAATATCGGCCGCAGCGGTTCTGACAAAAATCTCAGGCTGACTCACACCCGATCCGGCGGCATCCACCACCACGAAGAGATCACAGGTTAAGTTAACGCTCAGTTGCCCCTCATTACCTCCACCCTGTTCCCAGCTGTTAATCGAGAAATACACCGCGGGCGTGGTCAGGCCCGAAAAGCGGGGAACATTTCTTTCCGGATACGCACCGGCATCACGCACCCATCCGATTTTTTTTAATGCGTCAGTCACAGCATCGTGATACCGCCCCAGCAACAGTGGCTCGGCCATCGTTCGTTACCTCAGACAGAAATACGGGCTTTTACGCGCCCGCGAATGTCGGTTTCAAAGTGATGCATAAAAATCTCCATCGCTTCCGCAAATGCGTTGTCCTCGATGTAGTTCAGCATCGGTTCGTAGATATCTATTTCTGCTTCGCGTGTCCGGCGGGTCTGGGGATCGCGAATAACCACCGTCCGGCGATTATCCCGTTTTGAACGGGACACCTCCCCGTTTTCAAACGACCGTTCGCTCAGCAGATTACCTTTCGGGGAAAATCCGGCGTTTTCTGCCTGGCGGCGCGCTTTTATAAAACGCCCCGTGTTGCGGTCACGCCGGGTATGGTGCGGTCGCAGCCGCCCGTTGATTCGTCCTTTAAGGTCTTTCACCTTAATGGCATTCAGCCCGAACCAGAGCCGGAAATTATCCAGTTGTGATCCCCTGTCCAGACGAAAAGACAGCAGACGGCGCCGGACCAGATCCATACTGCGTGGGGCCAGCCCGTCTTTCAGATCCGCCATCGCTTTCTTTCGCAGCGTGGCGGCAGTACGTCTGAGCGCGCGCGAGTATGCTGCACGGAACTGTTTTTGCGTCGCACCGATACTGTCCGCAATTCGCCAGATAAGGAAAGTCCGGTCATGCACGTTGTTGTCATTGCGTGAAGGACTCAGCCGGCATGCCACCTCCGGGCTGACACGAAATGTTCGGGCCAGACGTTTTTTTGAGTGTTCGCGCGCTTTTTCTTCCGTCATCTGAATGATGAGCATGTCAGACGGATCACAGACAACGTTGTACACCACCCAGCCATCAATCAGACCAATAGTTTTACCCGTTCGGGCAGGGCCAACAAAAATGACAGCATCATATTCGCGTGATGCCAGGCAGTTCATCGGCTCCACAACATAAGGGGCAAGATTAGGATCCCACTCAACGGAGTTACCCACACCGACCGGAACACGCATATATTTATGTACGGCTTCGGCTACAGGCATTCGACGCGGTGCTCTGATGATCCCGGCAGTGTTTTTTCTTAGCTCCGCCGCCGTGGCCTGTCGCATGGCTTACTCCTCTTCTGGCGAACTGTCCTCCTGTTCCGGCGTATCTGCCTGCTCAACCTTCAGGGCTATCTGATCCCGCAGGTCATCGATGACTTTTTGCACCCGAACGACAGCTGCAGGCGTCATCGCACAATCACGTTCAAGAATATCCGGCAGCGTTTCCAGCACCTGAACGACGGCTTTTGCCAGCGATGAAAATTCTCGGGTCACTGTCGATGCCGGGATTAACTCACCTGTTTCCTGCTGGAATTTAAGCCTCTCGCGTTCGGACTGAAACCACGCCTTACGATCCGGCGGTAACATCTTATCGATATCCACCAGCTCGGGTGCCGTGGTTCGGCCCAGCAGTTCCCGGAGAATATCGACAACAGAATAAAGCTTGAGACGAGAATTACTGCCCGGAGCAGGCTCAACGTTATTCAGTCTGCTGGAAATCGTCTGACGATGAAGATCGGTCACCGCTGCCAGCTGATTGATATTGAGGCGAAGGTTTTTCAGTTCGTTATCCATGATGATGAACAATAATTAACCATTTCGACATCGTGAATAATTTCACGACTGAAATATCAACAAGTTAAGGGAATGATGATGATGCCGATAAAATGCAAAAAACCAGCCGTTTTCCGCGTGTCCTCGCCCCCTCGGTGTTCAAAATCGCCAGGAGTACCTTTTGATAATTAACATCAGCCAGTCCATTACGAAGAGACCTGACAGTCGAGATCACTCAAATAACAGATTCTTAATCTCTTAGAGAAGATAAGGATTTGTTAAGCTTCATCCTATATGGTTGATGTAACACACCGTTTAAGGCAAGAATAATGGTCAGATTCTCAAAACTTCAGATTCGCTTACACTGGTTAACCCTGATGTTAATAGCGATAACCTATGCGGCTATGGAGCTGCGCGGATGGTTTCCCAAAGGCAGCAATACCTACCTTCTTATGAAAGAAACACATTACAATGCCGGGGTATTTGTCTGGTTTTTAATGATAATACGGTTAATTATTAAACATAAGTATCATGACCCAGCTATCACTCCGCCCCCGCCAGCATGGCAGATGATGGCTGCTAAAATAATGCATATCCTGCTCTACATTTCTTTTGTGGCTCTACCATTACTAGGTATTGCAATTATGGCTTACGGTGGAAAGGACTGGAGTTTCTTAGGTTTTAACATTGCTCCTTTCGTTACTCCTGACGGAGAAATAAAGTCACTTATCAAAGATATACACGAAACACTGGCAAACATCGGGTATTTTTTAATCGCAGCACATGCTGGTGCAGCGTTATTTCATCACTACATCCAGAAAGACAATACTCTTTTGAGGATGCTCCCTGATTGTAACGAAAAGAAATAACCAGAGGCTTTAATATCGTACATCATGGCAGTTGTACAATAAACGACTGCCATAATGACTGTCCTGATTTCATCTTTTAATACCAGCTTTATTTGACTGCCTCACCGACTCGTAAATACGTTCGCACGTTATCCCGGCGGTGTACCGTTCGTCAGATCGCGCAGCATAATATCGAGCGTCTTCTGCAAGGCGTCCGAGCATGTCGGCGAGCACTGCGGCGTCGGCTCCGGCTGTTTTGCTTCTGACGGCAGCGGCAAGATCTGCGGTGTGCTTTGCGGCACCCAGGTGGGCGGCAAGCTTTGTTGCTTCGGTGCGCAACTGGTTAACAGTGGCAGACAGGCCAGCAACAGTGGCATCAGATTTAGCGGCTTGTGCTTGTGCATCTTTTATAGCCTCATCACGGGCAATAATGCGCCCTTGTTCAATCATGCGGGCGGCGGTCTGCGCGTTCGCTGTTTGCGATGATTCTGCGCTGTCACGTTCCGCCCACTTCTTTTCCCAACCGCGGCTGCTCCATACACTACCCGCGATGAATGCAACGGCCACCAGCAACGAAATAACAATGAACTGATAGCGCAGGCTCACTGGTCTATCCCCCAGCACGTCAGCGCGCTTTCCTGATCTCGTCGCTCTACCTGCCCATAGCAGCCATTTTTCTGGCCTTTGGTCAGACGACAATCGCGGCCACCGTCTTTAATCCACCAGCGAATGGCTTCACAGGCACCTTTACGGTCGCCAGCATTTATTCGCTTATAAAACGTAGACGGGAAACATTTTCCGGGGCCGATGTTATATGGGCAGAAAGACGCGATCCCGGCTTTCTGTGGTTCGGTCAGTGGTACCTTGATATTTTGCTCAACCCACGCCAGCGCCTTGTCGCGTTCTATGGCGTTTACCTGGGCACATTTCTCAGCAGAAAGCCTCATGCCCTGAACTACTGGCTTACCATCAACCATCGTGGCGCCACGGCAAATGGTCCAGATTCCGCCGCCGTCACGATACGCCGTCAGGCTGTTACCCTCTTTCTCATCCAGAAACTGATCGAGAATCACGGGTGCGGAAGCCCCGGCAAGAATTAACCCAACGACCGCTGCGCTCAGTTTATTCTTCAGCTTTGGTGACATTGCCATTAAGCCGGTCCTCCCTTTCCTTTTTCCTGTAATACCAGTTCACTGCACAAGTGATAACAGTGCATGCGATACCGACAATAATTGCCCAGTCGCTCAGGCTTAACCCTGCAATTCTGTCGGCCAACATCCAGGACACCTCTTTTGCTGTTTTAGCTGTTTCGGCATATGCCTTCGCTGATACACCGCAGCCGGTCAGCGTGGTTCCTGTTCCATATGAAAGTCTGCTGTAAATGGTGCTCATTCTGGTCATAGCCTCACCTCCGATTTTTCGGATGGCGCTGTGTGTGATTAAAGGGTCAGGCTTCACGGGCTGGATTTATCAACAAAGCACGTAGCGGATGATTCCCGTGAGCCTGAAATGAAAAAGGCCGCCATGCGGCAGCCTCGAAGTAAGTACGGTTGTTTACAATGGTGGAGAGAGAGGACCTTCTAACACCTCTGCTTCACCGTTATGGCAAATGTCATCGCCTCTGGTCAGATGCCAGACACCTGTGATTGTTTTACCCGATTCCAGATCATCAACAGTGTCATTCGTGTAGTACGCTACCTGTACAACTCCGACATGCTGAATCCAGTAATACCCTTCTTTCATAAACTCCTCCGCGATACTCAGCAGATAGTATAGAGCAGCACAAATAATGCTGTGGTGCAGGAAGCCACAACTTAACCTTTGCTAATAAAGTAATTTCGAAAGATGACGATAATGGGTAATAAATGTAAGGCCGGAGGAACCACCATGAGCATGACAGTTAGCACTTTGGGTCAGGACATACTGCAAAGCACAGTAAAACAAGCACCTTCAAGTACTGGCAACTCTGTTTCACAACAAATTCAAAACCTGAAAAAACAAATTGGTGAGTTGACAAAAGAACTCAGCGCCATGGGTTCAAAAATAAATGAAGTAACCTCCGAAGATGAGGCAAAACTGCTTAAACAGCAGATGGAGATGATTCAAAGGCAAATCGAGTCTATGTACGCAAAAATTGCTCAATTACAAAAACAAGAAGCAGAAAAAAACCAAATGGCATCGGGTGCATTACCTACGGTAAGTGACAAATCAAGTTCGAACGTTGCAGGGAATAATACTAAAAATATTGATGTCTACGTTTAGCAGTTGCCCCCCTCTCATTTTTCCTCTGAGCTAGAAACGAAAAAGCATTGGAGCATTGTGAGAACTTGTTTTCAGGTTAACAATTTCAGCTCGGCGATATGACAGGGGTACTGGTGCAATGCACCTCGCGAATACCCCTGTCGTATCGCCGAAAAGCAAAAACCCCGCACTGGCGGGGTTCTCGTTATATTCAAATTGTTCGCTTTTCGTCGCTGCCAT